ATAGGCGATTCCATAGTGCGTTTGGGGGGCAGAATAATCTCTTCAGACAGTTGAACAGGTATTATTTGAGTCTGTCTCCGGCTGTTGAGGCACGAGACAACGACAGGGCAATCATAACCGGGAGGCAGGATGACCCGGATTTATTCGTACCGATCACGTTCTCTGTGATTGAGTCGCTTATTCCGTCTTGGATTTTTGCGCAGTTCGGGCAGAGGCCTTTTGTCGACGTAATGGGGAGGACTCAGGATGACCAAGACAGGGCTGAGGCTGTTACTCAGATGCTTGACTATGACTTCGAACGAGCGCGAACGCTTCTGCAAGCAATTCCCTATGCGAAGTCAATGTTCAAATACGGAACGGGAATCGGTGAAGTCACTTACAGGTATGAGTCTCATAAGGTTAGAAAACGGTATAAGGAGAAAGTTCCTACAGGATTCGACAAGTTCAGAAAGCTGATGTCGAAGTGGGAATACTTCAAGCGGATGGAGACCGTCATTGATTTTGACGGTCCCTCTCTTGATTGGGTGAGTCCTTTCAACTTCGGCGTCGACCCTCTTTATTATGAACTCGACAGGATGCGTTACTGCTGGAAGAGAGACTGGACGGACAGGCAGACGCTGGGAGAGGAAGATGAACAATGGAAGGAACTGACGGGTAAGAAATTATACAAGAATCTTGATTTGATTCCGAAGATAGCTAAGGGATTCGCGGAGGGAGTTTATGAGCTCGACGCAAGCGACGACACCTCTGAAGCAATGGGTTGGACTAATCTTGGAGGGTTTAAGAAGCAGCGATACGTACAAGTCAGAGATATTGATAGAGACAGAGATGCGGCTATCGAAAGGATTACTTACTACGAAGATGACCGAAAAGTCGTCATCTGCAACGGAACTGCGGTCGTTCACGATGGCGAAAATCCATACGACGATAAGAGAAAACCCTTCGTCGCCACTCCTTGTATTCCCCTTGAAGGATATTTCTGGGGGATGGGTTACATACATCCCATTCGAAAGTCTCAAGAAGAGGTAAACAGCTATCGAAATTTGAACATGCGTCAGGCGAGACTGAACGCAATGAATGTTTGGGGTGTCGATGAGACTATTGATTTGCCGGAGCAGGCGACAGAGGTAAGCCCCGGCGACGTGCTTCAGATTCCATTTTTCGCCAACGGAAAACCTTCTATCGTTCCCTTGATGCAGGGGAGGCCTTTGCCACCGGAGTCGCAGATTTATGAAGATCGTTTGCTTGCCGATATTCAGAGAGCTGTGGCTAGGTCTTCCCTGCGCATGGGGGGCGCCGGAAGTAGAGGAATAGATACGGCGACTGAAGCTAAGATGATGGGGGCTGCTGAGGAGCAGAGGGTCCAGTTGGGCAACCTCATAGGAGAAGAGACTTTTCTGCAGCAGGTTGCCAAGAAGTTCTTCTGGCGAAGGCAACAGTATTTTAAAGAGGGACAGGTCTTCAGGATTCTTGGAAAAGATGGAGTCAATTTCAAGAAATTGGAGATTCAGGAGATTGTAGGTGACTATGACTTCATGCCCAGAGGAAGCACAACGCATGTTGGCAAGGAGGTCATTAGACAGCAGATGCTTCAGGGTTTGGCGCTTATTGGGCAGAACCCAGCTATCCTTCAAGTGGCCAACGTTTCCGAAATCTGGCTCGAGCTTTGGAAGCATTTCGATTCAAGGTTCCCAGAGCGTTTCACTATCCCTCCTCCGGACAGAACGTGGAGTCCAGACCAAGAGAATATGGTCTTGGTCAGAGGCGAGTTTGTTCCGGTTCTTCAGAACGATAATCATCCCGAGCATCTGCAAGCTCACACGGCTGGGGCGAGTGAGGTTAGAGACGACAGAGGATTGGAAGCGTTGCAGGACCACATTAAGAAACACAGAATGTATGTTCAGCCTGCAGCCGCTGGGGGAGGAACACCTCCTCAGGAGCAGCCTGGGATGCAGGGGGGTCCCGGACAGCAGCCGAATCCTGGGAATATGAGGACGCCATCAGAGGGAGATATGGCAGCGCAGATAGGAGGGGGTGCTCAGTGAAGTGTGTTAAAGTTGTAGCCAACGAGTTAATGATTTTGCTTTGGGGTCTGTTTGTGTTTGATCCATTAAGGGAGGCTTTTAGAAATGGGACAAGTAGGGAAGGTGGACCCGGCGTCGGAGATGGCGAAGCTGAAACCGTATCTGATTCTGCAGGAGGACAGGACGTTTCTGACGTGGCTGAAGACAATCGAGGGGGAGCTTGATTTACTGAGAGAATGGTCATGGCAAATAGGAGAAGTAGACCGATATGGAAAGTTCGTCGCAGCGTTGACAGAAATGAAGATGACGCCGCCTACGAACCAGCAAGAGATTATGCAGCTCTGGATGTGCTTCAGGGCGGTAAGCAATTATTGGACGGCGAAACTGGAAGCGCTGAAAAGCATGAAGCTGAAGTACGAGATTTTCCAGAAGCAACTGGAGATGGTGAACAAGATGGACAAGAAGGATCAAGCGAGAGCGATATCAGAGAAGGGAGGAGTTAAGAAATGAGTTCAGAAGGAACAAACCTGTCGGCCTTGATGAAGGAAGCGGCAGCCTCAGGTTCCGAAGAAGGGAATGCTGGAGGTGGTGGTGAGGGCAAGTCCCTCGAAAGTCAGAATGAAACTCTAAGGCAACGAGTAGCCCAAGCGGAACGAAAGACACTGGAGTCAGCGCCTTATGTCAACCTTATTCTCAGGTTGAGGGATTCAGGGGAAGTTGGTCAGAAGATTATTCAGAAGCTGATTGACAACAAGCCTTTGACTGGACTTGAGGAGAAGAAGGTTGTAGACGCAGAGACCAAGGAAGGTACGCCCCTAACGGAAGAAAGAGTGTTGGAGATTCTCACGGAGAACAATGAGAAGATTGCGGGAAGGATGTCTGCGCAGCGTAGTGCGGACAAGAAGCACTCCGAAACCGATGCGTGGGCGAAAGAGAACCTGAAGGGCTACGAGAAGCTGAAGAATACCGAACAGTGGGGCAGCGTGATGGAAAATGTTCTGAGTCTGTACCACGCGAAGCGGATGTTTATCCCTGATGGTGAGGATCATTGGGAAGCTATTCACAAACGTGTGTGGAACATCTGCGTTGCGGAGGACCCGGACATTCTCAAAGGTAAACAGCCCGCGGCGCCAAGCGAAGCTGAACGGATAAAGGATATTCTGGCCGGAGGGACCAAGAAGCCCGCATCTACTGCTGCAACAGGGGATGAAGATCCCTTTAAGGACCACCCTGAGTTGAAGCGGGAACATGAGTTTGCTAAGAACATCGGAAGCGGCACAATCGGGAAGAGCTTTGGTCGTAAAGCTAAGATGTCCCCTAAGTAAGTTCTCGCTCCGCGAGAGGGTGTCTAAACTAACTGAGGAGAATTTAGATGCCTACAGTTCAAACAGGGCCGAAAGGAACCATTGATCTTCTGGAGGATTTAATCGTTCAGGAGATGATGGCCAAGGTCGCCGTTCTGGAGACCTCGTCTCGGCCCCTTACCACGTTGATGAATCACCTGGAGAAGGTGATTGCGACGGATACGCCGGAACCCCAGCACGCTGAGGATGAGCTCTTACCGAGTATCGACTTGGCAGTTGGGGCGCATACTCCTGCTGTGTTCGCACTCAACGTGGATAATCCCGCGTTCTACCTGGTTGGGGATATATTGCATATTCCCAGGACGGGTGAGAACATGCGGGTAACGACTGCAGCGGGTGTTTCGCCCATTACAGTCACGAGGGGTATCGGACAGACACCCCCCGCCCAGATTAACGACAACGACCCAATTTGGATTCTTGGTTGTGCTTTAGAAGAGGGCGCGAGCTCCCGCGAAGCACTGAACACTTTGGAGATTCCGTTTACTCATTATTGTCAGATTATTCGGAACTCTCTCGAGGGGACAGGAACTCAGTTGGCGACTCGTCAGTTGGGAGGGGACTTTGAAGACCAAGCTGAGAAGAAGTTGATTGAACATAAGAAGCAGATGGAGTACTTCTTCAAGTTTGGTCGCTTCGATAGGCAGACCGTTAATGGTCAGTACATGAGGACCATGGGCGGCGTCTTTGAACGAGTGCAGATTAACAGGGTAGCTGTTGATGGCATCTTGGGAGAAGGCGAGTTCGAAGCTGCTCTGGAGCTCGGGTTCCAGTTCGGTTCCGCACGGAAGCTGCTTATTTGTGCTCCCAAAGTTGGGAGG